AATTCTTTTACAATCTGTCGTTCATATGCATTTCCTTTTTGTTTGGAATATGCACCTGAACGTTTCTTTTTTGGGATAACTTCAACTGTAGTTTCAGTTTCTCCTTTATTTTCAACTCAGAGATCTAATTCCGGAGTTACAATTTCTTTCGCTTTTCTAGCCATTTATTAACTAAGTTTAATGTTTTTAAAACGCCATATTTCTTTACATAGTCTGTAAAGTCTTTAACTTTTGGCATTAATAAAACTTGAATATTTTTAAATTGTTTTCGTATCTTATTGGCTGCTTTAACACCAGGTAAATCTCTATCATACAATAAATAAATTTCTTTAAACTTATTTGATAATTTAATATACTGATTTTCAGTTAAGAATAAATTTTCAGAGTTAGGAGCAATAGCAGTAATTCCAAATTCATATAAAGACATTACATCCTTTAATGATTTTGTAATTACTACTAATTCACCTTCTTTAGGTAACTGTTTTGCACCTTGTATCATGGTAGCACTCCAATTACTTAAGAACCTGTATTTTATCCTTGTAGGCATGTAAAGACGCCACAATTCATCACCATTACTATTTTCACCTCCGTAATATCCATAGATAGGACTACGATCTGAAGAACTACCATAATAATTTCCATTTAAAAATACAGATTTTATAGAAAATACTTTAAATTTATTTAAAGTGTTTAAACTAATTCCAAAGGAATCCCACCACAATAATTCTTTTTTAGAAAATTCTTGTATTTCGACTTGAATTACAGCTCTTTCAGTTTCTTCCAAAACAAAATGGCTGTATTCAATCTTAGGAGGATTCTTAGGAATATCTTCTAAATCTAAATATCCAAAATCATTGGCAATAATTCTCAATGCTTTATAATAACTTACTTGATAAATATGCATTACAGCACCAACAAAATCAAATGTTGGACCAGCAAAATCCTTAAATTTTAAGATGCCTTGTTTATTCTTATAAAAAGCACAAGTAGGTTTTTTATCTATTCGTATAGTAGGAGGACTAACAAATAATCCTTTTTTAACAGGTACTCCTAGGTAATGTTCAAAATAAGTTTCTTGAGTATGTTTAGAAAGTAATAATTCTTTAGTTATTCTAGGAGCAACCTCTAATAAATACATATTATCTTACTCCAAGTAATTAGATTATAAATCTCCTACCTCAAAATTAAGATCCATACCTGCATCAGATGGAATTTCTGTGGCGGTTAAATCATCAGAAATAAAAGATTGAACCTTTGCAGGTGCAGCACTTGCTTCCTTATTAATTTTTTCTAATTCATAAGTACTAAAGGCAATTTTATCACCTATAAAGTTGTTTCTTACATAAGCAACACCTTCTCTTGTCAAACCAGCAAAGAATCCTGGGAAAACTGCTTCTCCAGTTTTAGAATTCTTCATAAGTTTAACTTTGGTTTCAACTCCTTTTCCTTTTTCTAAGATACTTACTATCAATTCTCTCAATTTATTCCAATCGGGAGCAGTAATTTTCTTTTCTTTTGAATCAATTTGTTTTGCAATTGTAGGATTCAAAGTATCAATCGCATGTTTAAAGAATAACATCATACTTTCAACATTTGAAGGTTGTGGAACTTTTTCTTTCTTACCTGCTTTATTTGTTATCTCTGATTCCCTGCGATTAAAATCTTCTGGGCGTGGAGGCCATACTGTATGTTCAAATGCTCCATCTTCGTTAGAGAATTTTAAAATCAATTGTTCATAAGTTGCAGTTGGGTCTTTAACTCCAACAACATCCTTAATTTCACATCCGTCAAATTTGACAGTGTGAATCATATTTCCTTCTAACTTTGGTTTTGTGGTACTTTGTGATGTACCAGCTGTTGTACTAAATGAAAAATCGCTCATTATTTATTGTTTAAATGACTGTGAATTGAAATTGTGTCTCATCTATTTCTGAATTATCTTCATTATCTATAAGCAACATTGGTTCAACTCTTTCAGATTCTACAATAGCTTCTGGAATGGTTTTCACTGCTCCTGGATTAGTTGTTGAAACTAATTTCCAAATATCTCCTTTGTAGGGTTCAATAGTAAATATTGTGCCTAATTCAGCCAATATTGTATTCTGTTTACCCTTATAACCAACAGTGTTACTTTTGGTAACTTTGTTGCCACTTCCTTCTTCATCAAAGGCTAAATCTTTTCCTATAATTGGAATTAAGGTTTTACTCTTTGGTGTAATTGGGTCCCATTTAATTACTACTCGATCTTCATATTCGAGTTCCATTTCTGCTACAGCCTTGTTGTTAAATACAAGTTTTGCAGCATCCAATGTAATTAAAGGAATACTTGCCAATTCTTCAACTACTTCAGTTTTCTTCTTAGTAGTTCTTTTTTTCTTTTCTACCCCATCTATTGAACATTGGATATTTGATACTTCTTCTGTAGTAGGATCAAATTCAAATGTTACCATCACACTTTTAACTAACTTTGTTTCTTTACTAACTTCCATTATATTCGTCTATTTTATTAATTACATATTGTAAATCATTGTCAATGAATAATTCATCAAAACATCCCATTGGAGTTTTAGCTGTATTAGTTCCGTCAGAATTAGTAATGAACTTATATTCCATAATTCCATCATCATTTTGTTTTCTAACAGTAAATAATACATAAGTGAATAATCCCTCAACTGTAATCATATTATCTATCATTTTACCAAGTGTCTTAATCTTGTAAGAAGGATTTAAATTATCCCCTGAATTTTCTGAATGTGCTAATACAAAAATTTTCAAGTTTTCTCTAGCATTCATAGATTCTTTTAAGATTGAGAAGAAATGCTGAGCCATTTGAGTGAATTTTTCATATCCTTTCTCTGTTGCTCTATCCATCGCTTCAAACGCCATTAAATACTGAGAATCATCAATAATTATTTGTTTAATATGTGGCATTGTAGCACTAACAAGTTTAATAACTTGATTAATTTTATCTACATTACTTGTATTATATAAATTACCTTGATATTTCTTATCTTTATCCTGTACTAATGGTATATAATTCTTCTTATAATTTCTAATAGGTAAATTTTTACCTGCAACATTAATAATAAATGTTTCTTTTGGGTCTAAGTTTCTTAAACTAGTTGATTTACCAGACCCTGATTCACCAACTATTGCTCCTAATTCAGCCAATATTGTTTACTTAAAATGTAAATACATTAGTATCTAAATGATTAATTTCATCTTTTGTAACTGGTATATCTATATTCTTTTCAACTCTCGTATCTAGGGAAAGATACTGTTCATAATCAGTAATATCTTCTGGTTTTGGAAGTTCTACAAACATTCCTATCTCACCATAAAATCCTAATCCTTTATTAACATCAGATTGTCCATATCTATTCTTTAAAATTTGTGCAAGACGAAATCTTTTTTTCAAAGTATTTTGAATTGGGTAACCTTCACATCGTGCGATTTTTTCCCTGTATGGGAAATACAATGCTATAACAACTTCTGATGCATCAGTAGTTCCAGATGTATCCTTGAAATCATCTAATTGATATAATTCATATCCATTAGTTTTTCTATCCATAGATTTAGAATTTCTATTCATTTGTTGAATAAATATTCCTGTTAATCCACATTTATTTCTAAAGTGAATTGCATAATCCACAGTAAGATCAATTTTTTCTTTCTTAGAGCCTGGACCACTTATCAAACCAACGTGATCCCACAAAGCAATTTTATATGCTTCTGGATCATTGTCAATATATTCTTCACGATGTTCGTCTATACTTACAAATTCACCAAATCGTTTTAACCACTGTTTACAAGTAGCATATATTCCATTAGGTGATAAAGCTTTGTCATAAATTGTAACTATTTTCTCAATCTCTAAGAGCCAAGGAATAGCTTTATTAACAAATTCTTCTTGATAAGGTGTAATTGTAGTTGTTAATGATAAAATATCTTCGTAAGTTATAATCACTCCATATTCATCAAAAATATATCGTGAAAGTAATTTAGCAAATAAAATATCACCAGACATCTCAAAAGAATAATATAAAATATTAACTTTTCTATCGCCAGCATTTTTGATTAGGTTATAAACAAAAATATCTATAGCAAAAGAAGTTTTACCTCCTGAAGTATCAGCCCCTATCGTATACAAATATTTTCTTTGTATTCCATAAATAACTGAATCAATAGTAGATAAACCAGTACTAATGCCAATATTTTTTCCCTCTTTCCCTGATTTTATATTCTTTAATAATTGTTTAACTGCCATTATAATAATTCAGTATTATTATAGCCGTTAACATTACCACTATTTTGTATATATTCAATCTCTTCCCACTTTTTTGAGGCAAGGAATTCCAGAATCGTATAATTTATTAGATTTTTATCCTTTGCAAACTCTAAAGCGGCCATAATTCTCTCATGAGCAACTGCAGAATTCTTTAATTGTTTTGCATAATAAATACAAAATTCATCGAAGGAAAATAAGCCAGCTTTAGTAAAATTCTTTATACTACATTGTTTACCATTTATACTAACAAATGGTGGATATGCATCAAAAAATTCTTTACCAACTTCGTTTGATTCTCGAATATACATTTTAAGAAAATTCTTATTAAAAGGAATGTTCTTAAAATTAAGGCTTTCACCTTCTTGTGGTATTTTGAAAGTGCTATTAATCACTTTCTTATCAACTAAAGATTTAAGAACATTTCTAAATAGCTCTTTGCCATTAGAAACATTAGATAAATAATTAATTAGATAATTTGATTCTCCATCAATTGCTAAAAATAACAATCTTAAAAGAAATAATTCTGTTGGAGTTAAACCACTATTTATATAAATAGCAATCTCCTCTTTCAAAGATAATTCAAAATGCTGCATAAAGTAGTATTTCAAATTACTTTTTAATCGTATTTAGTATCCGTTACGGGATTGGTAGTGAGTGGGTAGGTAATTTGTAGTTATTAATAATTTTTTATCTGTATTCAATGTCTAAATGTTTTATTCTTTCATTTAAACAATATAAATAATCTCCCATATAAACTAGTTGACTTAACATTAATCCTTGTTGAATTGGGTTAATTTTATCAAATTTTTCACTCTCTGTAAAGTCATCTAATTTATCCAATCTTCCTTTCAATTGATCTCTTTCTTCTAAGAGTCTTACTGATTTAAAGTCATATAGAGTAATATCTGTAAATATTTTTCTTTTTGAATTCTCAATTAAACTAGTATGATCCAAGATAATTATATCTCTAGTTTCTATAATTTTTATAATCTAAATAATAAATCCATTTGTTTTCCTTCTCGAACAATGTTCTCTGAAGTTTTTCCATCCAATACTTCATCTAATTCTTCTTCTGATATTTCAATATAAGATTTATCTACCATTGAAGTGTTAAACCAATTTTCTTCCATAGTTCCTTTTAAAACTAATGTAAACAATTCTGCCTCTTTTCCTTCCTCAAATCTAATAACCCTACCAATTCGTTGAGTTTTTTGAGTTTGAGAGGAAGTATTACAAAGAATTACTCCTAAATTTAATCCAGGAATATCAGCTCCTTCATCAAGACTTTTGGCAGTATGAATTACTCCAGTGTCTAATTTAGAAAATTCTTTAATACTTATAGCATTTTTCTTTTTAGTTTTACCTGAATGTACAACAAATCCATTGCCTATTTTATCAGCTTGTTTCTTTGTTGCTGAAAAAGTAATAGCTTTTGAATTAGGTCGAGCTTTCAGAATCTTGCGAGCAATTTCTATTTTAGTTGGATGATTCATTACATAAGCTTTTCTTGCTTGTAATGCTCTACTCCATGTAAAAGCCATTGCAGTAACTTCTTTGAAAATTTGATTTACAGTATCTTTATACCTTGGATGATGTTTTGGAAATTCACATAATTGCGCGGCATATTCATACCTAACAAAATGAGATGCTTTAATCACTACTTGACCTCGTTTTATTCCAACTACACACGACATTGCTAATGCAAAATCATTGTCAAAATAAGAAAAGGCATTTAAAAATGTAGCATTAAGTTCTCTATAAACCTCTAAATCATTTGGAATGATCTCAACTTTATATTCAATATATTGAGAAAGCCATTTATTTGCAAGAGCTTCCTTTACTGTTAAAACATCAATTACTGGACAAAACTTGTTTAATAATTCTTCTTTATTATCTAATCTTTTAAAGGTAGCAGAAAGTCCCAATACTAATGAAGGTTTTCTTTGAACGAAAACTTCATAAAAAGTATTAGACGCAATCCTATGCACTTCATCCAAAATTAGCAAATCAATTTTAGAAGGCAATTTAATAGCAGAATTTATAATTTCAACAGTAACAGTTGGTATCAACTTAAATTTATTCAATTCAATTAACCATTGAACTTTTAAATGTTCAGTTGGCACTATAACTACTATTTTTTTATTTGGATTTTTAGGTAAAAAAGATTTAATACCAATAATTGCAGCTCTAGTTTTTCCAGAACCAGTACACCATTCTAATGTGCCTCTGCAACCATTATTTATCCACTTCTGTATTCCAAGTTTTTGTCTTTCGTCTCTAGTCATTTTTTAATTTATATTACTTCCTATTTTTATAGAGGAAATAGAATACAAAGTTACAAAAAAATCTTGACAAAAAATCATCATATTATTAATGAACCCAATGATCGCCATAAATTGCATCTGCTCTTAATGGAACTGTTGTACAGAAAGGTTTTCCTGCCTCTTCCATACTAAAAATAAGCACTTTACGAACTTCTTCGACAATGTCACTTGGACACTCAACTAGAATTTCATCATGCACTAGATTTACAATTTTCACAGTATGCAACCAATTTCTTTTGAGAATTTCTCTAAAGAAGATAATACAAGCATATTTGGTTATATCTGCACTTGTCAATTATTATCTCATAGGCTCTTTATCCCATGATTCAATACCTTACTCTTTTGGTATTGTTTGGACTATATCTTATTTTATATTGTAAACGTATTCTGCAAAATTTTGTAACATTTCAAAAGAAGCACTATTCTTCATAGAATTTGCTTTATTTGAAATAATTTGGATATTTTCAATTATATATCCTTTAGAATTATCAATTCTATCAATTGTAGGAGTAAAATCATAATTTTCTTTAGTACCTATTATAAAAGGTACTTTTAAAATTGGGCAAATTTCTGGAATTATAATATCTTCTTTTATTAAAGAAAATTCTAATCCTTTTTTCAATGCCCTTTTCTTTGCATTATTTAACATAGTTGTAATATGATTTTTCCTAGAATTTTCTCTTTTCTGTTTAGAAAGATATTCTCTAAAATTATCATCTACTGATGCTTGTAATTTTCTAAAATAATTTTTATCTTTTCCCTTATTGATATTATTATGATATTTATAACATTCACTACATAAAAATTGTAATCCGTCCGGACTTAATTTTTTTGTAGACTTGTAAAATTCATCAGAAATTTTTGTCTTCTGACAAACTGGACAATATTTTTCTGTAACAGTAATAATTAAAACTTTGCCCTGTTTTAAAAGGCGAGCTTTTTTATTGCATTCTTTGCAGCAGTAGCTATAACCATCCTTCATTCCAGAATGTTTTACCATATATTGTAATTCCTTTTCTAAATTACATTTTTTGCATAATTTTGTTGTTTTTTGTTCCATATAGATTTTTATTAAATTTTGTAATGTAAATACAAATTTATAAAATTCTATGGACATAATTATATAAAATTCCCATTTTCGTGGGGAAATTATTAACACTTGTATAAATTAAATATTTATATAGTTGTCTCATCCCTAGTCTCTACACACATTCTCAAATTACTTTGAGGATTGGCTCGGTATTTTCATTTCAGAATTCACCGAATTTATGGAATTTAAACAGGGCACAATTACTTTGTACTCACCCTGTATTGGATAATTCTGTGATAAGCGTTGAATCTCACTTTTAGCTTTGTTATACTTTTGAGATAATTCTCGTGCATTACGATTAGTTTGCCAGAAGTATTTATCTTCAACAATGTCTTTAAGGGAGAAATAATCATTTTCTTCTTTATTGAAAAAATATTTTCTCTTAGTAACATTATTGAATTGAACATAGCCATAATGTGATGCTCTTGCAAATACTAAATCAAAATAATTTTTTAACTTAGGAAATGCTTCAAAATAAGATCTGTAAACAAATTCTCCATCTTTAGCAGGTATATTACAATTCTTTGCAATAGTACTACCATTTCCACCATAATTAATAGCAAAACCAGCATTCTTAGCCAATTTACGCTTATCACCATGTTCTTTAGGAATATAAAGTAATGCTTCTGGAGTTAATTCTGATACATCACATTTTCTGATTTCAGGGTACATCAAGAATGTCACATAACTGTGCATATCTTTAAATCCCTTAGCATAGAAGTTTAACAAATTATCCTCTTTTGAGAAATTTGCTAATACAACCTGCTCCTGTGAAGAATAATCTGCATCAACCAAACTATTTAAAAATTCAGGAACAAAACAAGCTCTTGTCTCATCATCAGAAGGAATGTTCTGCAAGTTTGGAGTTCCATCACGTTTATTACCAGAAGACAATCTACTAGTATCCATCAATTGTTGGAACGTTGTATGTATTCTACCAGTAATAGGATTAATATGTTTCTGCCAATTTTCACCATAAGTACTAACTTCTTTCTGCTTTTCCTTATATTTTAAGTAAGGAACAAGTATTGGAAATTTATGTTCTTGAGGTTTTAGAATTTTAGCATCAATAGTTTCTTTGTCAACGCCTTTGTCTTTCAGAATAACATTAATCCCATACTCTTTAAAAAGTTTGGTAACTTGCTTTGGGGAATCCCAATTCAAGATACAATCATGTTCTCCTGTAAATAAATCTTGCATTCCAGAGAAATAAGTATGCTTACCATCTCTTAATAATTGATATTCTAATTCTTTTCTAAGTTCTAAGACTTGTAATTTACTACTATGAGTTCTTTTTAGCCACCTTGCGAAGTCTAATTTAATCCCACAATATTCTGTGTAAGCTAAAGGAATTACAAAAGCACAATCTAATTTAATAGCTGCTTCAAGATTCAATTCAGCTGCTTTCTTTAGCTGCTTTTCTTTTACAAGTGGTAAATATTTAATATCATCAGCACCATACTTAAGAACAGAATTGTTTAAGCCATATCTTACTATGTCTCCACGCACAGATTTATCCAAATATACTCCACAATATTTCATTACTATAGTTGCCAAATCTCTACCAGAGTATTGTAAACCATTAGTTAAAATATATTCTGCTAACATAGTATCATATACATTTTTGATAATGATACTTTGCTTCATTAAAAACTTTAAATCAAATTTTGCATTTTGCATTAAATATAAACGATTTCCATCATTCATAAACTTAATCAACGCTGGTGGAACTATTCCATTATAGCTGTTAATATCAAAAAGAATTTGAAATTCAAAGTTTCCTAACTGTAACAATAATAATCTTTTAGTAAATACATCTAATCCTTCAGTTTCAGTATCTAAAGAAATTTCTTCTAGAGGCTCCAACATTTCTATTGCTGCCTCTAGAGAAATAATTTCAAATAAATCAACATCAAATAAATATGCTTGATTAGTAACTAAATATATCATTAAAAAGCTTGTTTTAATAACCAGAGTTTATCAGTACCAAAACCCCTATATTTTATTCCAGTTATTCCAGAAGTTTGTACGTTGCATAAAGGCAATAAATCAGCAATTAAATCTAGAGCATCTTCTTCATCAATATTATATTTATTATAA